ATGTAAGACTATGTCGATCAACAAAAATTCCATTATAAAACAAACTATCATGGACACATTCTTTCATATATTGTTCCATAGCAACATAATGATCAATGTGTCCATGATAGTTTGTTTTATAATGGAATTTTTGTTGATCGACATAGTCTTACATTAGAAGAGATTTTTTATGATTTAGGTCGAGATTTGTCTAGGTATTTTTCATTCTCAGAAGTTGAATTTTTAAAATTGGTTTTAATGAAGAATGAGATTCCTAGACATCGGTTTTGGCGAGAGTTGATGGATGATTCTAGAGAGTTTGTAAATTTTTCAGTTAATGATATGGGTCATATTGGTAATAGGATAACTCGTTTAGATTTTGCAACTTATTGTGATCTGGTGTCGATGATAGGTCACCATGATCAGATGTTTGATCAGGATATGTATGTTTATGTTTGCAGAGTTTGTGGTTTTCATAATAATTATAATAATAATTGTTTGCATGTTAATGAGATAGGATGTAATCGTGTCAATGATTTAGTGTGTAGAGTTAGTAAGTTAGTTGTTAAAGACGAGGTTAAAATACCCATTGATGAGGAAGTTGTTCAACAAACACGGTTTAGGGTCAAGCGCAAAAAGATAACTGTTGATAAGGTTAAAAATGTCTTACGAAAGAAACCTATACGTAAGGATAAGTTTTTCTTTTCTAATTTGAATGAAAGAGTTCTGTGTCGTGAGATGTTTAGCGTATTATCGAGTGATGCTGAACAGAAAATAACAACAACAATAGAGGGTTTGAATTCAGCGGTAGATGAGTTTAAGAATTTAGCTAATAATATTAGTGTGAAGTTGGATGTTATAACTCCGGTTGTTGAACGAACATTGGGTTCTGTAGATTCGGCAACAATAGTGGCTGGTGAAACTTTGACTAATTTAAACAGTAAGTTGAATGCTGTGTCTTCAAGGTATGAGGATTTTAAGATGTTAGTTAGTAGTGGATTAAAGCCAAATATTTTATCAATGGCTTCAGCGTTTATTGCAGATATTTTTTGGGTTGTTGTTGGTCACGATTGGAGAGAGGAGATGGTTAAGTTTATTACTCGTTATATTTTGATTTTCAATGTTCCTGGTGTTGTTGGCAGTAAGGTAATGTCATTGATTAAGGGTTTTACGAGTGTGACTGAATCTCAAAGTTTGGACTCTTTATATAAGCTTATATTGCCTTTAATTAGTATGCTATTCTTCGATAGAATTACAAAAGGAGAATGGATTACAAAGAAAATTGCTGAGTTAGGCACAAGAGGAAGAGATTTGAATAATATTAGGTTAGGAACTAGTGCTCTTAAGGATTATGCGGAAAGTTTTTACCAGACAATTTCAGATTTGGTTTATGATTTATGTGGTGAGCAAATGCCTGAATTTTTGAAGTTTGATAAAGAAATAGAGCTTAAGAGAAAAGCGCAGACAGTTATGAAGGAGGCCGTTGAAGTTGTTGCTTTGGCACGTTTAGAAGAGAATAGGATTAATCCCATGTTTAGATTAAGAATTTCAAAAGTAATTGTAGATATAGATGAGTTAATTGTAAATGCTTGTGCTGGGCAACTTCCCCAACCTATTCAAAGGAATTTGTGGACTTTACGACGTGAAGTTGAACCTATTCTTAAAAAAATAACATTTTGTAAGGAACAGAAAACGGTTCGTCCAGATCCATATTGTGTTTACTTTTCTGGGCCCTCAGGTATTGGTAAATCTGGAGCCACACCTAGGTTAATAAGTAAAATAGTTGAGCAGGCCGAGTATGATTTTACAAATCCTGTGGTTTATACGAGGCCACCTGCTGCTAAATATGAGACGAATTATGTTAATCAACCTATAGTTTGTATTGATGATGGCTTCATGAGTAAGAAGGGTAAGGATGAAGGTTTCTTTATGGCAGCTAAGTCAGTGGCCCCATTTGGAGTTGAACAAGCAGATTTGCCAGATAAGGGGCAGCAGTTTACATCAGATTTGATATTAGTGAATTCAAATTTTGATTATCCAAATCCAGAGGATTCAAAGCATAATCCGGCATTATTAAGAAGAAGAAATTTATTGTGGCATGTTGAGGCTACAGGAATTGAGATGGATCCTACTGATGATCATGTTAGGCATCTTCGGTTTGTTTTATTAGATCCAAGTAATGCTAATAGTTTAGCCTCTACATCACCAGCAGATTATATTAGTTTTGATCAAATGTGTGATTTCACTTTGAAAGCTTTTGATGAGTATATGCGTGTTCAGTGTAGACTTTTAGCTAGTTACCCTGGAAATATTGGAGGGATTGTTTTGCCCACTTACAAAAAAGCTCGGTATTATTATGAATATAAGGAAACTAATTTAGCTGAAGGTGATTTGCAGCCTGAAATTTGTGTGCAGATGTTGAGTGATATTGTGCATGGTTCTGATTGTAGATGTAATTCTTTTGAGGATGCACTTGATTGTGATGATTTTGATGGTGAGACAGCTGAGAGGATTTATTCTGGTGGATCTATGTTTGGTATTCCTAATGCTTTATATGCACATAGTGCACGTATTTTAGATGGTGAGGCTGTTTTTGAGAAGATTCCAGAGGCTTATACTTTTGCATATAGGGCTTATTTATTTTTGACCCATGATCAGCGTATTGACTGGACTCGAAGTGCTTCAATGGCTTGGACTTTAAACCCTGCACCATTTGAGGAATCATTGCATCATTACGGCTTGAGTATACGTCATAGATTCTTAAGATGGTATAAGGATAATATCAGTGATCATCGTGGTCGTGAATTTGCTGTTCATTGTATTATTGCAGGAGGAATTGCAGTTACTGCAGTTGGTATTGGTTTGGCAGTGAAAAGTATGTTAAAGCCCTCTGATTATGTGTTAAGTGATGACAAAGATCCTTTTAATGAAAGATTGAAGGATTTTGTGGTTAAATTAGATGAAGCAAAGTGTGAAGCTCAAAGTAATGAGGTTAGAACTAAGTATATGAATGTTAATAAGTATAGATCAGAGTCTTTTGCTATGGTTAAAATATTTGATGAAGGAATGAGTAAGTTTAAATCTGAAAGCAATGAAGTGAGAACAAAGTATTCTAAGTTAAATAGATTTGTTCTCACTTCATTGCTTTCAGATTTATTCTGGTGGATCTATGTTTGGTATTCCTAATGCTTTATATGCACATAGTGCACGTATTTTAGATGGTGAGGCTGTTTTTGAGAAGATTCCAGAGGCTTATACTTTTGCATATAGGGCTTAT